TGGCGATGAGGACGATATAGCGCCACAGATGGCACAGATTTTAAGAAGAGATTTCACAGATAAGAGAATTTTTGACGTAGATTTCGCAGATTAACGCAGAGATAAAAGTTTTAAGTTGAGGAGATAAAAATGGCAACTGAAAAAGATGCACCAGCGATAGACGCAAGTGAATTATCCATGCAGGATAGCCAGGCCCAGGAGATACCGGCCACCGAGGATATACAGACTCCGCAAGATAACGCAAAGCCCGAAGAAATTTACGATTTCGACGATGAGGGTGGTAATAGCGGTACTGATGGCGACGAAAAAATTGAAGATGGCCAGGATAAGGGGCAGGAAAAAATCGAGGACGGTGCAAATGGCAAGCCTGCCAAAAAGAAAACACCGGATGAGAACGAATTTACAGACGAGCTTTTCAGCCGTGGCGAAAAAGCGGGTCTGACCCGTGATGAATTGCAGGAATTCGGTTCACCCCAGGCAGCGGAAAAGGCGCTTACTCTTTTGGAGAAGCGCGGCGCACCTGCGCCCGCAGCAGGCAAAACACAGCAGGCCGACGGAGGTGATGCCACTAAGCCCGCCTTTGAGAAATTCAAGATCACGCTCGACCCGGAAGTGTTCGACCCTGAGATACTCGAAACTGTAAACGGTATGAACGAACATTACGCAAAGCAGTTCGAGCTTGTAATGGGACAGTTGACCGATGCGAGACAATCGCTCTCAAAGCAGCAGGCCCTTCAATTCGAGGCACAGTTCGATAGCTGGATAGGCCAATTAGGTGATGGATACAAGGATGTACTCGGTGAGGGCAACGGGGCGGATATGGACAAGGCGGGCGATCAGTTTAAAAACCGTGTCAAGGTGCTTGACGAGATGGAGGCAATTGCCGCCGGTTACTCCCGCCTGGGCAAAGAAGTACCGGCCTATAACGAACTATTCAATAAGGCGCTTGGGGCCGTATTCAAAGACAAGCAAAAAGAGATCGTCAGGAAAGAATTAAGCTCCAAACTTGGCAAGCGGCAGATCATCGCTCGCCCCTCGCAGCGAAGAGGAGGCAATGTTGACCCTGAAGCGGCGGCAAGGTCTTACGTCAAACAGTTCTTGGAGGAACATGATACGGCAGAACCCAGCACGGATATTGACTTTTAAATTTTTGCCGCAGATAAAACAAATATCGAGAAATGACAGGAGGTATGAATATGCTTACCGATCAGGAATTAAAGGATTTGACAATAGGGACATTAAAACATCTCGGCAAACTCAAGTTCAATCAGATCGCCCAGAACCTTGTTCGCTATGAGGTAATGGGTCGTATCATGCGCCGGGACAAGGTGCAGTTCGACAGCGGAACCGGCATTCAGAGGACGCTGATGGTAGATCACTCCAATGCCGCCCGCAACGTCGGTCTGTATCAGAAAGATGCGATCAACGTCGGTGATGTGCTTGAGACTATCGAAATACCCTGGCGGCATACAACTACCAACTACGCTTTTGACAGGCGTGAGCTTAGTATGAACGGCGGCGAGAGCAAGATAGTCGATCTCTTAAAGGTGCGCAGAGTTGACGGGATGCTTTCTCTTACCGAACTGATGGAGAGTAATTTCTGGTCTGCTCCGCAAAACGAGACTGATAAAACTACACCCTGGGGCGTTCCGCTGTGGGTCGTACCCAATATTACAGAGGGCTTTAACGGCGATAAATTCGGCACATGGGCAAGCGGCCCCGGCGGACTTACCCATGCCAAATTCAAAAACTGGACTGGCCAGTACATCGCCATCACAAAGGACGATCTTATCAGGGGTATGAGGCGTGCGCACAGACAGACCGGCTTTGAAAGCCCCATCAATATCCCCGACTATCGCAGCGGGCGCGGCGATCAGTTCCGAATCTACATGAACGAGCGAACGCTTGAATCTATGGAGAACCTCGGCGAGAGCCAAAATGAAAATCTTGGCCGCGACCTTGCTCCTATGGATGGCACGATAACATTCAGGCGTAACCCTATCATTTGGGTGCCGTTCCTTGACGACGTATTAACCGATCCCATCTACATGCTCAATTTCGCCTACTTCCATCCGGTCTTTTTAAAAGGTGAATATCTCCGTGAAACCGACCCCAAAGAAGCGCCCGAACAGCACACTGTAAGCGTCATCCATATCGACCTTACATGGAACGTCATCTGCACCGACAGGCGCAGACAGTGTGTTTTGCAGAAAGCAGCATAGGCCACAGATGGCACTGATTTTAAAAAGAGATTAACACAGTTGGGAAAGGATTGACGATGGACGTAAATCATAAAAATAATCCTGCCGAGCAGCCTGTTCGTGTGTGGCTGGCTGAGGATGTATCGGCTCTGGCAAGTGACATCCCCGAAGGAACAGGGCTTGTGTTTGATTATTCGTACACAAGCACCGCTAAAGGTGAGGCGGCAGGCGACCCATGCGGCTTTCGCTCAAATCGCGTCAAGCTCGTTACCTCCGCCGGCGGTGATTTCGCGGGTGTGCTTGCCCAACCTGTTAAAAAGAAAAAAGGCGCTACCACCGGTCTCTACGTCTATGTCAACGCTCCCGGAAGCATTTGCAAGATACAGGCTAGCGACGCTGTGGCGGCACTCGGCACTAAACTTGTCTGCTCAAAAAATGCCGCAAGCCTGGGCAAATTTGTTGCCGCCACAACTGAAACAGGCGCGGGGGTAGCAGCCGCGCTTCAGACCTCTACCGGAGCGGGAGTAATCCTTGCCAAATTGTACGGCGGCGATCAGAACGGGCTAAAGGCTTAAGGTAGATTTTTTTGGAGAACTTAAATAATGGCAGCACACAATTTACCTGTAAAGTTGCAGGATCAAAATGCTGTTTTTCCAGTATCGGGCAAGGCGCTATATGTCCAGGGCAATGGCTTTATGCTCGCATGGGGCAATGGTATTCCATCTGCCGGTGTCGCCGGATACGGCAAGGGGTGTCTCTATCAAAATACAAGCTTAACCGGCGTAGGCGACTGCCTGTACGTCAATATCGGTTCGATCAGCGCATCAAGCTGGAAAGTAATAACGGTAACACCGTAAGGAGAGATAGTCTATGACAGATCAAGTAAAAGATATTTATACAAGGATGCTTGGAACTAAAGAACTGCCCGACAAACTCGTAAAACTTTATGAGCGAACTAAATTTTTGTCCGACAGAATAGCGCCGGGACCGATGCCTGTATCGACTATGGCGCTGGTTGCGATAATCGCAGGTGCAGCAAAAACCGAAGAAGTGTCTAGTGATACCGCCTCTCCTAAAACAAACAAGTGGGATTCTGTTAAAAAAGATACGCCTGTTACGACTTTCCTGGATGGTGCTTCTCGCGGCGGGATATTCCTCGGCGTTTGCGGCAATAAGAATAAAGGTATGCTCCGCATCAAGATAGACGGCGATAGTGAGAATTTCCGTGAGATAGCCCAAAGCGAAGTAAAGCTCAAGGAATAACGTATGTCTGAACCAAGCCTTACGATAACTTATTTCGACCTCTTGTCCGAGATCGGGCGAATGCTCGGCTACGGGCGTGATAGCGGTCAGTGGTCGGATGAGGAAAGAAGCGATATCGATTCTGTTATTAACAGCGGCCTGCGCCAGTTCTATGTCCCGCCGCCTGTTGACCCCAGCCAAAACAGCCACTTGTGGAGTTTTCTCAAACCCATCGACACGATTACTACAGAGGTGGGAGTGCGTACATACGATCTGCCGGATGATTTCGGGGGTATCGAGGGCGATTTGACTTTTGAGACAGGAAGCGGCAAACAGTTTGTTCGTCTTGCCAATGAGGGCACTGTTCGCAATCTAGCCGCTTACAATAATTATGTCGGTACGCCAAGTATGGCTGCGATAAGACCAAAGGCCTCTGACGGCACTAGCGGCCAGAGATTTGAGATAATCTTCTGGAAAAGTCCCAACGATATATACGTCCTTAGTTATCGCAAGATAGTCCTTCTCAATAAGCTCAGTGAAACAAATCCCTATCCATTGGGTACTATGGCTCACGGTGAAACCATACTCGAAAGCTGTCTCTCTATTGCGGAGCAGCGCCTAAATGACGGCAACAAAGGTACTCACTTTGAGCAATTTAGAGTAAGGCTCGCCGCAAGTATCATGTTCGACCGCCAAAGCACAAGAGCGAACTTTTTAGGTTATAACGGCGACAGGTCTGACTTAAACGCATCTGACAGCGGACGAACAACAATCGTAACCTATAACGGAAATCAGCCGTGAGGTAAGAATGTCTGATCTATCAATACCACTGCCATATAGAGGTATCAACTTAAATCATGCGGCCAGTAAACAGCCGCTTGAAACAAGTGCTCATATAAATAACGTCCGGCCTTACGACACTATAGACAAACGCGCCCGCCTGGGACAGCGGCCCGGTCTTGTCCGCAAGTATGCAACCGATCTCGGCGGCTCGGTAGTGGCTATATGTTCTGTAACAGTTGTTGAATGGGCATAATATGTCAGTAACCAGCTATAATACACCTGCCGATGGGGCAAAATTTACAAGCGGCGACAGTGTAGCCTTTTCTATCACAACTACCGCCAATGGCAATATCTCCCTCTACTGTGATACCGCCGCAGACCCGGCAACAGTTATCCATACATGGAGTAAAGGCAATGTAAATCAGGAGACGCTTACTTATTCCAAGGTATTCAGTACGACCGGCACCTATTACTGGGATGTTCACGGTTCCTATGTGACTAATCCGCCTTCGCCGAGGTCTTTTACCGTTTACGCCGTCGCGCCGAAGACGACAACGCCGACACCGACAAACAACTCAACACAAAGGCCGCTCAATCAGCAGCTAACCTTTGTGAGGCCATCGGGCGCTGTAAAAGCGGATGTCTGGCTAAAAGCGGGCAGCGGTGCTTGGAACAAGATAGCCTCGGTGACAACGGCACTGACTGTAAACCCCGGTACTCTTACCGGCAATACCACTTACCAATGGCGCGTAGATACTTATAATGGCGCAGATCGCTTGACAACCGGTGATACATGGCAGTTTTCGACGCTCACAAATCCCACAAAGGCGACAAACCCAAGCCCGGCAAACGGCTCTACCCAGCGTCCTTTGGGGCAAGTGCTCTCGTGGACACGTCCTTCAAGTGCGACAAGCTGTGATGTATGGTTTGGGCCAAGCGGGAATATGACAAAGGTGCTTTCGGCAACTACCGCAACTACATACGACCCGCCGTCTCTTGTCCATTCAACTGTATATCAGTGGCGAATCGACACCAAAAATGCTGCCGGTACTACAACCGGCGATGTCTGGCAGTTTACAACCGTTACACCTCCAGCCGCCCCAACTACACCTACCCCGGCAAACGGCGCTACTGACGTTGCCCGCAATCAGGATATTTCGTGGAACGCCTGCGCCCGAGCCACAAGTTACAGGGTATATTTCAGTACAAGCCTGGCGGCGGTGGAGCAGAAACAATCCTCTGCCCTCCAATCGCCCGATGTTACGACAACAAGCTGGGATACCGGACTATTAGGTGTGAATGTTACATATTACTGGCGCATTATAGCTATAAATGAGGCCGGTTCAGTTGATGGGCCTGTGTGGAATTTTATAACTGGAACGCCTGTAATAGCCGACCCGGTAATAAGGAATTATAAAAAGCGGCTCTGCGCACTTGCGGCCAATGCAGCTAATCCCAATAGATTTTATTACAGCAACGATAATGTGCCGCCGACAATGAGTTATGTTACTCTTTCGGCACTGGATACCACTAAACCCTGCGCCATGCTCGAAGCCTTTCAGAAAGTCTATATTGTAAACAACGGCAATTATTTTGTCGTCGATTTCTGTAATACGGCACTGGGCGGTATTACATGGAATTACACGACTAACTACCGGCCCGAGCGCGGCTCTATCCTGTATCAAGGCAGTGCGGCAATGGTTGTGGATTGTGTTTACACTTCGACGGTGTACGGATTTGTAACCAACGGTACATTCGTTACAGGCCAGGCCGTAACAGGTAATGATTCAAGCGGCAGAGCCACAAGTTTTACTCCGACAACGGTTACTAACCCCGGCGCAGCTCCACTGGTATATCCGTGGAAACCCTATCCCAATAGATTATCCGCAAGCGGCAACGAGTACGGCTTGATGCCGATATACGCAAGTATCATCCGCATGTATCGAGGCAGGTGCGTCCTTGCGGGCGATAAGAACGCACCTCATCAGTGGTATATGTCCGAACAGGGCAATTTCTACAACTGGGCCTATGGCAGCGAAGATCAGAAAGCTCCGGTTGCCGGTACTGATACCGACATTGGCAAGATCGGCGATATTATCAGGGCTGTAATACCGTACAGCGATGATTTCTGCATATTCGGCTGTTCGCAAACTTCCTGGCTCTTGCGCGGCGACCCTGCCGTAAGCGCCTCGCTTGACAATATAAGTTATGTGATAGGTATATTCAGTGATACAAGCTGGTGTTTTGATGATAAGAGCAATCTTTACATCTTAAACCCAAATGGCATTTATATGCTGCCGCAGGGTATTGGCGTTCCGGTATGCCTTACGGAAAATATCATACCTAATTTCGGTGAAGATTTTGCGGTAGATGAGAGCATCCACCAGATTTGCATGGGATATGACCGCATCAGGCATGGCATTTTAATTACCAAAACAACTGACGGCAGTAACCAGAACTACTGGCTCGATCTGCGAAACAGCGGTTTCTTTCCGGAAGAATACCCGGCGGCTGTGGGAGCAACTTCGCTTCACTATTATGATGCTATGATGGCCTCGTATCGCCTGCTCCATGTCGGATGCAAGGATGGATATATCCGTGCCTTCGACGATGGCCAAAAGGCCGATGATATAATTTCCGGTTTTGCCCCCATTGCCGCTGAAATGGTCATAGGCCCGCTGCCGCTGTCTAAGACCGGCTCGGTCGAGGGTCTGCTGGTTCGCCTCAACATCACGCCCGCCGACGGCACGGATCAGGTTTTATACCAGATATTCACCGCCAAAACCGCAGAGCAGGTAATCAAAGCGGTCGAAACCGCTATTCCATCCGCGCGGATAAATGGGATAGTCGCAAATTTACTAAAAATTACCCGGCCACGGGCGCGAGGTGCGTATTTCGCCATACGATTCTATTCAGATGGCCAGGTGAGTACATGGGCGGTAGATAATCTTTCAGGTGAGTTTATTGGTTTGGGGATGGTGAAATAATGGCTGGCCCGACGATAAGAAGAGATGATTGGGTGCGTTTGCAGCAGATCATAAACGATCTGTGGTATAATCGCGGAGTTGAGGGCATTATCTCAACTGAAAACGGCATACATATCCCCAAGATGCTCAGTATAGGCTATTCCGATCCTCGTTCCGACATGGGTCTTTATGTCAACCAAACCAATACCGGCGTAACTTCTTCTCGTTATATCGCATATTTTAGAATGATCTATACACCTGATGGCGATGCTTCTGCCCGCTCACTTTGCGGTGTAACTTCTTATCCCATACTGCAAGGTGACTCAACGATAAGTAATTTGTATGGTATGATCATAGCGCCCGATATTCAGCACACATCAGGGACGATAGGAAATGCCGAAGGCCTGAGAATCGCCATTGCCGCCAGAGCCATATCGGGCGGCAGTGTTTCACAGATTCGCTGCATAAATATTGCCACTGTCAATAAAGAGGCAGGCTCTACTGAAAATATGCCGGTAATTTATGGTATTCGGCTTGAAGCAATGACGCCTGGAGATGTGAACTGGCAAATTTATTCTATTGGCGGCAAATGGTTTGTCGGCGGTACTGACGGCATCTATTTCAAGCAGACCGACGGTTCCGAAAGGATTTATTCCGAGGCTGACGGATATTTAAACCTAAAAGCTGGCTCTTATATCAAATGCACCGGCACGATGCAATTTGGAACTTATGCCTCCGGTTCTTCGTCGATCACGGGATATATAACGATAAGGGATTCGGGCGGAACTACAAGGAAACTGGCGGTGGTAGCATGAACATTACATTCACAATACCGGACGAGCAGGTTCAAAAACTTGTTGACGCGGTTGTATATTACTGGCCCGTACCGGTGGACGAAAGCAGTGGAAAGCCGTTATATACATCCGAGCAATGGACAAAGGAATGGTATAGGCAGCACATGATCGAGACAGTCCGCAATCACTTGCGAGAATTGTCGCGCAAGGAGTCGGACAAAAGTATAAGCGATGTAACGATATCGGCGTGAGGAAAAGCAATGGACAATTTAACGCTGGAACAAGCCTTTCACAATGTAATGACAGCTTGCAGACAGTTCAGAGGTACGCTTGACGAGCATACCGCGATCCAAACCAGTCTCAAAATGATCCAGGACAAGCTGTTTATACCTAAAACCGAAGATTTGAAAGTGGAGTAATTATGGCCTCCAGCATATACAATTTCACAAGCCTTGTACCCAGGCCTCAGTTATATTCATCCAGCGACTTTAGCGGCTGGAGCAACGCCGGCGAGATCACGAAATTCCGAAACGGAAAACTCATGGGCCAGTACAATACAGCTTACAATAAGGCACTACTTGCGCAGAATCTGGCCAGCGAGGTTGAAAACAAATTTAATGAGGCCAAAGACGCTAACGAGAAACGCTATAACCAGATACTCACCGGCTTTGGCGGGCTAACGGGCGATGTCAATAAGGCTTTTGCAGGATTGACCAAACAGCAGGAAAAAGATGTTGCGCAAGCTGCGCTTAATTCAAAAGCTTCCAATGCACAGGCTCTTGTAAATAGCGGCATGGTCGGTACTACCATACTCCCATCTCTTAATATGCAGGCTGATAAAAATGCCGCAAGTCAACTTAATCGTATTCACGATACAATCGCTATGGCTAAACTTGGTTATCTCACCGATCTTGGCAAAAGCAAGCTAGCGTTCATGGAGCGGCGCGATGACACTTATCCCAATGCCTCTTTCTATTCCAATTTAATACAGCAATTCGGCAATTTCAGCGACGTACAGTACACATATAGTTAAGGGGTTTTAACGATGGCAATCACGGTAGCGCATGAACCCTCTTTTAGACTTGTTGGCCGTGTGGCGTATGAGACAGGGCTTGGCCAGCAGTCTGATCGCAAGGAGAAGATGGCACGCCAGGAGGCCCAGGCCGCCGCGCAGTCTGCGCAAATCGAGGCACAAAAACAGCGCGATGCTCAGTTGCATAAATATGATATGGAGAAGTTCGAGGCGCAGGGTGAGCAGGCAAGAGAGAACGTACAATTTCAAAGTGAACTTAATAAAGATCAGGCTATTGAGCTTGACAAGTCCAGATACACGGTATCGCAGCAGAGGCAAATAGAAGATTTGTACAGTAAGATCGACTGGATAGATCAGCAGGCATGGAAACCCGAAGAAAAAGAACAGGCTAAAAAGCAGCTTCAGTGGCAGTATGCTACCGGCCAGAGCAAAAGCCCCTGGGCGGTCGAATCGCCCAGAGAACTTGCGCAGAGATCAACTTTTGTTGACCCCGACAGCGGCCACCGTATCTTTGTCAATCCAAATACCGGAGAGG